GCTCTATTTATTTACTTTATGATAATTGGAACTTGCAAGGCAAGCAACATTTCTAAGTGAAATGTCGTTTGTGGGAGTCTAACCCACACCAGAGTTCCGTTCTAAATTAAAGTACAATTAAAATTAATTGACGACGCACTAAATGCTTTAACAAATTACGTCGATTTGGGAAAAACAAAAGGTTTTTCCAAAAATACTAAAATGAACAATTTTCTACGATAATTGTGAACGCAACGATTTTAATCAAAAATCGAGAAAGAATGTGTAATTTTTAACGATAATTACTAACGTTTTGCAATTTTCCGCGTTTATTGCGAACGCTTTTAGCATCGATAAACAAGTTATCGATAGAGCGCATTCGTATTGAGTAAGAAAACCGGTAAGGATGTAAGAAAACCTAACCGGTAATCATCACGTGCCATTCGGTAAACATCAATATTAGGCTGAATACCCAAATTAGGTTTAAACAAAACTAATTGTAAGGGTTTTCCTCCTAAATATGGATCGTCTCCTTGTGCATCAATTCGTGTCATATGCAATGGTTGCAAATACGGTACATTTATATCTACCGCATTTTCCAGGTCAAAAACTGGTATAGCTCGAGTACCTGGTGTAACTTGGTACTCTCCTGAGGATTCGGATTTCGTTAAAACACGCCATCCAGCACCCATAGTTGTTGAAAACATACTTCCCATAGTTGGATTTAAGTCCGACATTAAGGAAATTTGACCAGCACATGAGCCACCATTTGCGCCTACTATACGTATGTTTACACCTCCTTTAAAGAAAGCATATCCTGCCGCACAGTAGTCCAAATGATCACTAATAAACGCACCTGATGACGATTTTCTATACGCAAGAGGAACAATTACAATAAGACCATTTGATCCTATTAAACCTACATTAATTCTTGCAAAATAAGTGTAAGCATTCAATAAGTTCCTTAACGATAGAACACGTTCACCGACACATGTCGCCATATTTTCTTCAGCGTTTATGTTTGCTGAATTTCCCTTCACTAATGTAGCTCCAGTTTCTATTCTCTCAGATCTCGTAAATTTCAAGAAATCTGTACCGAGCGTTGAGAGAACATGTTTTTGAGGAACCACTTCATCTTCAAATGTTGGCACTGCTCTTGGTAAAAATGCCAAATTAGGTGCAGGGAAAGCCAGTTGAACATTTTCTGCAGAAAAACTAAGCGCACAATGAATAGTGTTCGACACACTAGAAGCTGCGACTAATGGTACTTCAACTACAACCATAAATGTTCCATAAGAACATTGTTCAGTATGCATGTTATCGAACCAATCGCCGAGTCTTGATTGATTACCAACCCACGTCGAAGGAACACACTTCATATTTGTGTTTGCTGCTGGCTCAATACGAATGGATTTGTTTACGTTATCTCCTCCAAATTCTACTACTGCTGACAAAGATAAATTTCGCTGTTCTTTGCTCACGACAGAAAACTGAGCAACACCAACGTAATCATTTGGTGTAAAAATGAATCGCAATTTACCTTTATGGAATTGAGTTCCGTAAACATCGAGATCGAAAATTAGATCAGCTAACCATAACTGACACAATT